TTATTTTCATAGGTGCTTGACATGTGGGAAATAGATGATATAATACCTATGTGGGTTGTTGCTAGAAAGCTAGCTACCTCGTGTTAGTGAATCCTTTTACTAGGCATATTCAACCAGTTAGCCATATCCTTTAAGTTCTTCTTATTAATATTGTTATCATTTGATGGCGGAAGTTCGTCTCCTGATGGAGGAATTTCGTCTCCCCATTCATCATCTTTCATATCTCTTTGTATAAATCCTGGTAAAGCTTGTTTTGATTCTCTCAATGAACCAATAAGTTTACCATATCTATGTGTAAATTCATTAGTAGCATTGCATATTGTGATAATTTTATCAACAGGTATAGTTACAATTCTCTCATCTGTAAAACCAACCCATTTAACTAGCGCAATATAATCAGATATGCCGTGTTCAGTAATACGAGGAATGTATTTTATTAACATCGGCTCTTGTAATCTCAATAGTTTTGAGCTATCAGGTAGTTGATTTTCTTTAAGAGGAAATTTGCAACAAATTTCTTCACCAGAAACTAGTCTTATTATCTTAACAGCTTTTGTATCAATTCTATTAATCATACTACTATTTATCTTTTCCATTCAAGGAAACGCTATGTATTTCATAGTTAAATCCTTCTCTATTATATAATTCAACTCGTTCCTGGAAGTGTGTTAAAGTAAAGTTTTTCTTACCTTTGTATGTTAAATCATCTGAAATATCATATACTGTAGCGCTTTGTTTCTTATCACCAACACGTAAGCCACGGCCTATAGATTGTAATACTCTTATAGGACTCTTACTAGGGCTACTAAAAACAATGTTGTGTAAATTACGAATATTGATACCAGTACTGAACGTCCCGAAAGAAGCGACAATAATTGCATTGTCAGACTTCTCCGTGATTTCTCTAATTTTTTCTCTATCATCTGTTTCTGTTCCACCATAAACGAAAAACACCTTTCGCTTAGGGTCTGCTTTCTCTTTAATAAATTGATGTAATTGATCTCCGTGCTTTTCAACTAGTTGGAACAAACATAAAGTATTTCCATTTAGTGCCAAGGCAAGATTTCGTATGTATTTATTACGTGCCTTATTTTGAACCAAATACTCCAATTCTTCAAAGTACTTAACACCGTAAACACTCTTTGATTCACTTTCTGGATACTTTAAATTTAAACAGACAATTTTTAAATTTGAGAGTTGTTTTCTATCTATCAATTCTTTTGTTGATACAACCTTATTAACCATACCAAATAGGCCTTGCAATACTAACTTATGTGTTCTACTATCATCTAAAGTGCCTGTCAAACCTATTCTATATTTACAATCAACAAGTTTGGTCATAATTTTTGTCAATGATACTGCTTTAAATAAATGTGCCTCATCACCTAGTACAGCCCCATAGTCTTTAAAAAATTGTTTTGGAAGTTTATATAATGATTGCCAAGTTGATATAACAACTCGTTTGTTTTCATCTATTTCATAACCGTGATATTTTCTACTAACATTTTTCTCTACATTAAACCCATAGTCTTTGAAGTCTTTATATAATTGTTCCACCAATGAGGTTGTAGGAACAACAATTAAAATATTATTATCAATGACATTAAGGTAGTGTCTTACCAACATATAAATGATTAATGATTTTCCTGAGGCAGTAGGCGATAATATTATGCCTCTATCATATTCCAAGGCAAATTTAAAACCTTCAATTTGATAGTCCCTCGGCGTGATAGATAGTTCATAAGAGTCTATTAAATCGTTTATGGCGGCGGCTGTGTGTGTTTTAAATGTTAAAATATCACTAGATTCAATGATATGTACATTTTTCTCTTTACACCAATGTTTTAAGTAAGGGTACAATCCAACGTATAATTGACCTGTAGCATACGAATATAATCTAATTTTTCCATCCCAAAATCTATTACGAAATTGGGGTGTAAACTTAAAACCAGGGACCTCAAATGAAAAATAATCAGACAATTCTCTACGGATGCTAGCGTCAGCATCAATCCGAATGTAAACATCATTGACCTTGTCAACTATAATGTTTTGCATTTTTTAGATAACGCCAGAAGTGAATTTACGCCACTCAATTGCGTTCTTTATTTGAAAGGAACGATTCGCAATTAATCTGATTGTCTTATCCAAATAGTTAACAGTACTCTCAATATAAGTTACCTTTTGTTCTAACTTAATTAAGTCTTTATCTGATTTTAGATATTTGTCAACGTCTGGTTTTAAAATTTTAAGATTAAAAGGATTTTCTCTATAGACTTGTGGGTCTGCTTTACCTGTGTAATATTCCCACTTATCTCTAATCATTATATCTCTATCTTGTTCTGCTTTTTTTAAGAGATTAACATATTGATTGTGAAATTTGCAATACTTATTATGTAAGGCAGGTGTTTTTAACGACTCAATGTCTAATTCTGTATCGTTTAATTTTAAATCTTTATCTGCTAATTCCTGCAATTCATCAAATGTCATAATAACTCCATTATATCAGATTAGGACTAAAAAGTCAATAATCTATGATGTCGTTTCCACAGTTCTACCAGCACCAACATTAGCAAATTCATAAATTTTATATTGAAATGTTGCTGTAGCATTTAAATAATCAACGTCTGTGGCCTGCTGATTATAGTCTAATCCAGATAGTGATATTGGATATATATCTCTAAATCTGACTTCTATATTGGCATTGTTTTTACTTGTCAATATAAAAAGTGTAGAATCAGAATACAAACCACCATCATCTGGAGTTTGTTTAGATACAACACCGTGTTCTTTTGAATAATCTTCGCTTGTTGTTGTTGGGTATCTATCTGTCCCAGCACCTTGCAATGTTCTATATTGAGAGTAATCTTTTGGAAAACCTAAACCTGTCATCCATCCGTGTATCTCTCTATAGTTTTCTAAATTTTCATCTACCAAAAAACTAATACCTAAAGTATCATAAACTACTTTATCTCCAGGCATAGGTATATCTTTCAAAGGTGTAGGTAATTCAGTTGAACCCATTGTAAGACCTGGTATATTAGCTGCTGTGCAAAAATACTCAACTTTAGGTAGTTTGACTATACTAAATCTAAATTGCGTTGGACTTGCATAGTCCATTTTAGTCGGTTGTCTATCTATAGCTTTTAGTGTTGTCATAATAATAACCCTATTACTAAACCTATCAATATTCCTTCACACCAAAATGCCCACCTATGTGAACCTTTTGCTGTATGTTTTTTTATAAATTCTTTTGTCCAATCATTCATACTACTATTTATATGTTAACTGTACAGTATGCTAATGCCAATATTATAATAGCAAACACAAAAATATAGAGATATTCTATTAATATTGTTCTCACCCATTTCTTCATACTACTATTTATATCTATTTAATAAGGGTAGAATTGTCTGTGTTAATCTTCTACCCTTAATAATTATTTATATCTGGAATTTAGACCAAAAAAAAGGGCGACTTTTTATGGCCGCCCTTCTTAATTTGTTATTCAACAAATATTACATGATGTTTTTGACTTGAACACGTCTGTAGTATCTGTTAGCATTGATTGCACCAACACCGTCAGAAACAATTGCTGAACTAGCACTTGCACCAGCAAAAGGATTCGCAACAAGACCATATCTCGTCTTAAATCCAATTTTTGGCTGGAAAGTATCTTGTCCAACAGCTCTTACCATTTGTAAAGGTACATATGGGCAGTAAAATAATCCTGCGTCATATGGCGATGTTCCTTTGTAACCAACAACATAGTATTGTTTAGTAGGACTTGCATTTGAAGCTAAATTAGCAGCATATGGGTCTATATAAACTTTAAACTTACCGTTTAATACACCAGCAAAAGTATTGCCAGTATCGTCAACGTTTAGGTTGTTGTTTAACGCAGGAGTGTAATCTAACACACCAGCCATTTGTAAAGCACTAGCAACGTCTGAAGAGCAGATAATCATATTACCTTTTCCACGTCTTGTTCTTTGTGCGATAGTATTAGCATCTCTTTCCAATTGGAACATAAGGCCTTTAAATCTTTCAACAGACCATCTACCATTAGAGTCTGTGTCAAGGTCAAATATACCAGCGGTTGTTGTGTTAATAGCAGCGTGTGAGTTGTCGTTATCAGCAGCGCCGACTTCAGCAGTTCTGTAAACTGTTCTAACTACTTCTCTATTGATTTCCGCAAGGATCTCAGCAGATAAGATGTTTGATAATTCAGTTTCAGCGTCTAAACCATGGATTGCTTTTAAATCTTGTGCAAGTTCCATAGTATATTCTGCTTTAAGTGCTCTGCTTTTCGCAGTCACAGTTGATTTTTCAATTGAAAATGCCATCTCAGCAAAACTGTTAGCAGCAGCGTCTCCAAGTGCCTCAGCGTAATCAGTCGTCATACCAGTACCAGCAGTATAGCCAGTAGATGTTCCGATTGAGTCGTTAAGTACAGCAGGGTTTTCGCCTGTGTGTGCAGGACCAGTTTTATTTGCTACAGATGATCCAGCAGCATTTCTACCACTAAAGTCTGTATCAGCTTCGTCAAAAAGAGCTTCACCACCACTTTGAGAGGCATATCTGCTTCTCATAGCGAAAATCAAGCCTGTTGGGCCTGACATTGGTTGTACGCCAGCAATATCGTAAGCGATAAGGTTAGGCATAGCTCTTCGTACTAAGCTAATTAAAATAGGATTCCAATTAGATACTGAACTACCAGTTGCGTTTGCAGGAGCTGCTTCACTTAAAAACTGAGCATCTTCTTTCAAACTTTTTTCTTGGTTTTCCAATATCATTGATGTAACGGCACGTTTGTAACTGTCCTTCACTTCGGGAAGATCAGGATGATCTAAAACGGGCTGCCACTTTTGTTGTATTGATTCAGATAAAAACATATTTCTATCTCTCCTTCTTTTTAGTTATTAACTAAAACCCCTATCTATTTAAGATAAGGATTTTTCTTTGTTTTACTAATTGCAGCAGTATATGCAGCCATACTTTCCGATAAATTCGGAGAAGCATCATTGTCCGCTACTTCATTAGATTGTTTATCACTCGCTTCTGCTTTAGGGAAGTAAGAATCTTTTAAAGTTTCTATACTTTTTCTAAAACTGTCTGCGTCCTTATATTCAATTCCTTCTGCTAAACCTTTAAGTTTTTCAGTTTCAGTTTCAGCAAGATCACTAGATACGTCATTTATAATTCCTTCTCTAGTAAATTCACCAACCTTCTGATTTAACTCAATGCTCTTTTCAATAGATTTGTTATTTTCTTCTTTTAACTTCTCTATCTCAGCAGCTTGACTCTCAATAACATCATACTTCTCACTTGGAACATTGATGTAATGAGATTCAAATAATGTTTTAAGACCACCGATAAAATCTTCAGTAATCTCGGCTCTTAAACCTTTTTCTATCGCCAATTCGTTTTCTTTCATCCACTCCTCAACGACATAGTTTAGATATGCGTCAACTTTTTCTACGATTTCTGATTTAGTTTCTTCAACTCTCTCAGCAACTTTAGTTTCGTATTCGCCTTCTAATTTTTCAATTTCTTCAACAAGTTTTGCTTTTACAGCAGATTCGAAGATTGTAGCCGCTTTAGCTTTAAATTCTTCTGAAAGGTCTTCACCTTCAGTTAATGCTTTAACGTCTTCTTTCATATCAAGGTTTTTCACTTTATCTTTAGCAGTTTCGTTTTCTTTTTTAACTTCTTTTTCTTTTTCTGCTTTAGCATCGTCTTCCTTGACTTCAGCTTTCTTCTCATCTTCTTTCTTGTCTTCAGTTTCTTTAACGTCTTCTTTTTTCTTTTCGTCAGAATCTTTTTCGTCAGATTCTTTAACGTCTTCTTTTTTCTTTTCGTCTTCTTTTTCGTCAGACTCTTTAGCGTCTTCTTTTTTCTTATCAATTGCTTTTTGCAAAGCAGCTGGAAGTTCGCCTTCTTTCACTGTTCCTTTTTTTGCTTTTGGATCAACTGAAGCACCTATTGCGTCAGCAGCTCTATTTGCTGCTGTTGTTCCTGCGGCTGTTCCTGCAGCTGCAGCTCCAACTCTTCCTAAAGCCATTAATGGATTTTCTTTTACTTCTTTTTCGTCTTTTT